GCCAAAGCAGAAGAACTCTTACGAGAGTTTTCTAATTTGTACTGGTCGTTTGAACCCAGCCCAACCCTTAACGATTTAGATGCAGAAGTATCTGCATTTGAAACTATGTGGGGTAGAAGTCCTACGCTTATCGTAGTAGATAACCTTATGGATATTGCTGTTGATGGTGGCGAAGAGTTTGCTGCTATGCGACAGGTTATGAAAGAACTCAAGTATCTTGCAAGAGATACCAATGCATGTGTACTAGTGTTACACCATACTAAAGAAGGTGCTCAAGGTTTCCCATGTCAGCCACGTTCAGCGTTGCAGGGTATGGTTAGTCAGGTACCTGCTATGGTGTTAACAGTAGGACAGATGATGCAAGGACCAGACGCATATCTATGCGTAGCCCCTGTTAAGAATCGTTATGGTAAAGCAGACTTTACTGGTAACACATACGTATCACTATCATTTGACCCAGCCTCTATGTACTTAGAGGATGTAGTAAGAGACTACAGACAAGTAGAGATGAAGGTGTAATGGGTAGCGCAGCCAAAGCGAAAGGCTCAGGAGCAGAGCGAGATGTAGTTAAGTATCTCAAGCAATGGTTCCCTTATGTAGACAGACGCTTGGCTGGTGCAACCCTAGATAAAGGTGACATCTCAGGTATACCTGGAGTTACAATAGAGATAAAAAACCACGCCAAGATGGACTTGGCGGGGTGGACAGAAGAGTTGATAGTCGAGATGGCTAACGACAACGCATGGACAGGCGTGGTGTGGCACAAACGTAAGGGTAGGGGAAGCCCTGAAGATTGGTACTGCACCATGCCTGGCTATGTATATGTAGATTTATTAAGGAGAGCATTAGGTGAACATAGAAGAACTCAATGAGCATTTAGCCTTTACAGAAACTGATTGGATTAATGCATTAGCAAAAGCAATTCTTCTTGACAAAGTTAAGATTGAAATATTTTTAGATGAAGATGGCGAAGCATACAAACGTATATCTGTAGATGCATTCACAGAAGACGATGAGTGACAAGCCCGACATTGGTGAGTACCTTCACTACATAGGCGCCACCGTGCCTGCTATGGGCAGCGGTTGGCGCAAGATGAAGTGTCCGTTTCATATAGACAGTCATGCATCAGCAGCAGTAAACTTCGACAAGAACGCCTTTATCTGCCACGGTTGTGGAGTTAAGGGCGATACTTATTCTCTTATCATGTACAAAGAAGGTGGTGATTATCGTGAGGCTGTCAAATTCGCAGCGTCAGTTCTTGCTTCAGGCAACACAGAGATACGCAGCCAAGATAAATCTCGCAGAGGATTATCTGGCAAACCGTCAACTCTCGGTAGACGAGGCAAGCATCTTTCATCTGGGGGTGGTAGACGAACCGCTTCCAGGACATGAGCCTTATAAAGGTAGGCTTGCTATTCCATACATTACACCATCAGGTGTAGTTGATATTAGATTCCGTGGCATGCATGGCGAAGACCCCAAGTACATGGGTCTAGTAGGTGCTAAGACAACCATGTTTAATACACAGGCGTGCTTTGTTGCAGACAAATACATATGCGTCACCGAAGGTGAGTTCGATTGCATCATGATGTCAGTTAAAACTAATCACCCAACAGTAGGTATTCCAGGGGCTAACAACTGGAAGCCACACTATGCCAAGATACTAGATGACTTTGATGTTGTAATTGTATTAGCAGATGGTGATGCAGCAGGGCTAGAGTTCGGTAAGAAAATCAGTAGAGAGTTAGGCAATGTCAACATCATTAGCATGCCTGATGGCGAAGACGTCAACAGCATGATGATTAAACAAGGAAGCGAGTGGCTAGATGAGCGAATCAGAGAGTGCGTTACCCCTGGATAATAGTTTCTGGGACCACATAGAACATATGGATTTTGCTATAGCCATACAAGTATCTAATACTAGAATGCTTGACATCATCAGCGCATTGCGCGATGTCTATGAAACTATATGTAACGATGACCTAGAAGAAGCAAAGACCTGTGTTACAGCATTGGCTGCCATCCTAGTAGCCAGTAAGTATGGCAAGGCAGAAGAAGTATGGGAAGAGTTCTCAATTAAAGAAGCAATGCGTGACTTTGATGACCACATAAAGGAGATACTAGATGAAAAACCCTGATGACTTACAAGGAATCTTTTTACATTTACATACCATCATGCTTAAAAAGCATGCTGATTATGGTCCGATGAATATATCGGGAGCACCTGGTGGTCCTATGAATGGATTGCGAGTACGCATGTATGACAAACTTGCACGCCTTAATAACTTGACAGATACAGGCGACACGCCCAACTATGAAAGTATCGAAGATACACTGATTGACCTTGCAAATTATGCCATAATCGGGTTACTAGTCCAACGCGGACAATGGGAAGGTATACCTAATGGTAAACAAAACAAAGCGGGTAGTGGTCCTCAGTGACCTCCAGATACCCTATCAACATAACAAAACTGTAGAGGCTACATTAGAGTTTATCGAAGATTATAAACCAGATGAACTCTGGTGCGTGGGAGATGAACTAGATGCACCAGAACCCTCGCGCTGGAACAAGGGAATGGCAGGAGAATATGCTGAGACCCTACAAGATAGTATTGATTTAACGCACGACATCATGGCTCGTTACCGTAAAGCATTAGGTAACAAGCCATTTTACATTCAGCGTAGTAATCATACTGACCGTATAGATACATACATGCGCAAGTATGCGCCAGCCTTTATGTCACTCAAATCATTAGAGATTGAAGAACTACTAGGCTATAGCAAGTTAAAGATTAATTACTTACATAAGATGCATGAGTTGTTACCTGGTTGGGTAATGGCACATGGAGATGAAGGTGCGCTTAACCGTGCACCAGGGGCTACTGCTTTAAACTTAGCCAAACGTATAGGCAAATCAGTAGTGTGCGGACACACACATCGTGTTGGATTACAACATGAGACTACAGGATTTTACGGAAAAACCAGTACTTTATACGGGTTAGAGGTCGGTCACATGATGGACATTAAACAGGCATCTTACCTCACATCAGGTGCTGCTAACTGGCAGCATGGCATTGGCATCCTAGTAGAAGATAACCGTAAGGTAACACCATTTGCAGTTCCAATTGTAAATGGCGAGGTAATTATTCCCTAATGAATTACATTGAAGAATATAATGAGTTAGTACAACAACTCTCAGCCGAATATTCAAAGCGTTATACTATGTTAGAACGTGATGATATAGGTCAAGAGTTGTGGGTATGGTTTGTCAGCCATCCCAATAAGTACAAAGAGTGGTCTGCTCTTGAACAAAAAGACCGTGACAAATTAATTGCTAAGTCGTTGCGCAATGCAGCACTTAAGTTTTGTGAACGAGACAAGGCTAAAAAGATTGGCTACGATACATCAGACTTATATTACTATGATGCATCAGTAGTTGAAGCCTTTTTGCCTTCTATTATGGGTGATACCTATGAAATCCCTACTAGTATTCAAGACCTTAACGCTAAGTTTGGTACTGGCGTTGCATCAGATGGTAACAATTGGTTATCATTACGCTCAGATATAGCATCGGCTTTCTATAAATTAACAGAAGCCAAGCAAAACATATTAAGATTACGCTTTAGTATAGATTCACCCGACTGGTCATTGCTATCCAAAGATATGGATACAACAGTAGACGGTGCACGAATGAAAGTTACTCGTGCATTGAACTCATTGATTAAAAATCTAGGTGGATGGAAGCCATACTATGACAGAGATAGTAAGGCTGAAAATGAATGACCTTAGAGGTGAACCCACCTTTGCTTGCATCTGCGGATGTAAGATGTTCAAGGTTATCGTTATGTGGGATGAAGAAACCAGAGCAGTAGGCTGGTACGATTTAGCCCAAGAATGTATAGAGTGTGGGACACTTACAACTGCACCTACTGACATAGATGGAGATGATTGTGTATGAAGTTTGAGTTCTTTAAACGTAAACAAATGACAGCCATTGGCATGGGGTACTCATATACTTACAATGATTTCTTTTGGGGTAAACGTAATGCTAGTTACTTAATTGAATGTCACTTTATTAAGTGGACTATGACTATAAGATGGAAGGAATATCCAAGTGCCAAACTATGATTACAAGTGTGACCTTTGCAATATGACGCAAGAGGTGTATCGTGAATTTGGAGATGACCGCGAACCAGTTTGTTGTCAAATGGTGATGACTAGGATATGGTCAGCACCACCAGTCAAGTTTAAGGGCTCAGGATTTTACTCAACAGGAGGATAAATGTTTCAACCCAGTGATACACCCAATTGTGAATCAACAGATAACGAATTGTTTTTTGTTCCAGATGGAATGAGTACTTATCCAGAACGCAAGGTACTTAAAGTTATCTGCGGAGCATGCATAATAAAAAAAGAATGTCTTGACTTTGCACTCAAGTATAATGTATCGGGTTACTGGGGTAATACTACTGAGCACGAACGCAGCAAGATAAGAAAACAACTTAATATAATGGCAATACCAATGTATCTAACATA